TCTTAATCTTGGTTAAAGAAGATTCCCAATTGGTTTTGTTTATATAAATAAATCTTAGTAGCATACATAGTATATATTTATGGAAAATCAGTTGTTCGAACGCATACAAGAAAAATATCCGTTTTTATCGATAGTTCTTTATGCAGACAAAGAATACATTGGAATTATAATGAATCACGATAAGATACTAACGACTATGTATGACTTTGGTAGTATATTCGATGACAATCTGAAAAAACTTTTCTTAGAACTAGGCGAAACATGGTGGTGGGAGTCTAACAGAAGTATTCCTATTAACTTATTTCTCAAAGAAGAGTGGGAACCATTCAAGCAATACAGAACAACATTTAACAACAAAAATATGGAATTGTTGTGTGGACCTTGTACCAGTTTAAATGAAATTGTTCAAAAAAGATCTAAAAGAAAATCAATTACATTAATCAAAGACCTTGATTAATTTATCTAAAATTTTAAACATTCTGTAATGACCTTTTTGTGATAAATGTCCGCCTGGAACAGGATTGCCACCATCGTCGTAGTAATCATCTTCTTCAGTTAACACATCAGACAAAGGCATAAAAAAATCATTTACTTGGTTGTCTGACTCAATTAATTGATAAAAAGAACTTTTGTGAGGTACAAAATTTCTATTAAAAATCCACGAATGGTTATAGATATAATAACCAATATTTTTAGATTTTAAAAACTGTGTTAACAAAAACAAATCAACCATTAGTTCGTCAAAAATCTGTTTATCGTGAATTAACTCTGTTTTTTCTATCATATAAGTTCTGTACCATTGATCGTCATTATATGCAGATACAGGTTTTATAGTTTGGCATATTTCTTCTTGGCTAGGATCAAAAAAATCATCATTTTGCCACCAATCCTTGTCGGCTGTGATTTCAGTCCTTTGTAAATCTGTCAATTGAATTATAACAAATGTGTCAGAGTCAAACTTTAAACAATCTCTGAGTGTGGTACGAATTATTCTTCGGTTACTTGATCCAGGAACTCCACGATTTATAACTTCGATATTGTATTCTTCTTTAAAGAAATCGGAATATTGTTTTTGAGATTCTAAAAACAAATTAGGGTCGTTAGTAAAACTACAACCATTGACATATAATTGTTTAATCTTGTTCATTTAAAATATTCATATGTAATGCTACTAATTTAGCATAACTGACTGCGTGTGCTTTTTTGTAAGAATACCCATCTTCAGTTTGCTCCCATATAGTTTCGCTGATTTCTTTCCAAGACTTGCCAATAAGATGTTTTTTACCTGGACGTATCAGTGCTAAAAACATTGCCATACGAGCAACACTGTCTGGTTTCATCTTAACAACATCATTCCAGTGATTACTAATATGTATTACTTTAGAACAAAAGTTTTTATCTAACAATTTTTCCCACGGCGGAGTTGTTTCCAACAATTTATCGTAATGTTCTTGATCTTTGATTTGTGTGTAAACATTCACATTGAGAAAGTCTATCTTAAAATATTCTCTTTCTTCTGCTTCTTTGTAATCTAAAGTAGCACAGCCATTAATTGGATCAATGGGAATATCTGTAACATAGACACCCGAATTATGTTTACGACCCTGTTGACGTGCTGGTATATGCTTGATCAAATCAAGTATCTGTTCTCTGTCAGCAAAATCAATATCTACGTCTGCACTCATTTACCATCCTGCTTGTTGTAACATTGATTGTATGTAATCAACATCGTCTTTGTTTGATTGTATTTTACTTTGCCAAACATCTGGGTTTATATAATCCCAAATAAGTTCTGCTTGTTCTGTATTTAAGTTTTCTAAAAACTTATTGCCACTATCACAATTATACAACACCCAAGCACTTATCTTACCTGTTGTTATTGCATGACACACTGTGTTCGGATTTCCATAACGCAGTATATCTTTACTATCTGCATTGTTTTCTTTTGCCCATTTGATACTGTATTCAATGGCACGTTGTAAAGCATATGTGCCATCTTCTGTCAATAACAAATTATTTAAATATTCCTCGTACAGACTGTCCTTTGCCCAGTAGTCTAACTTTTTATTATTTGTGATAACATAGTCAATAAAGCGAGGAATATTCACAGCATTGATATCTATACAGTATCTTCCAAATCTCACAAATGCGGTGTAATATGGGCTGTCTATGAAGTCGAATACAGACTTTTGTTTGCTGTGATTTTGTGTGTATTCATAAAAACGCAAATATGCTTGAAATCCTATACGTACACCTTTCTCATCTTTCTGTTGATAACGTCTTTTCTTTTCACAAGCATGAGCAGTCAACGTGCTTTCACGTTTAAATGATTTTTTACAATACTTACACGTAAAAGTTGTTGCTGATGTGGTCATACAAGAATTCATTTAACTTTTTATGTTCGCCTGGAGCGATATGTTTGTATATTGTTGGTATATCTACGTCTATATCTTCTTTGATAATCGATGCACCATTATTCAATTGATATTCATTGCTATACCAATTAAACTGTTTGATGATATACTTATTGTATTTCTCAAGGTATTTTAGTTTAGGATCATTTGTGTATGATTCAAATATTGTTTCTGCTGTATTAAACACAACTACCTGATGCCCATTATTCAAAATACTATCTACCAACGATGTATAATAATAAACGCTTTTAAAAACTAATTCTGCTTGGCTATTGACATCGAACTTTGTTTTTAATTTATGAAATTGTTTTACATCGTTCTCTGTGATACCACTATCTAACTGCCCTAAATCGATTAAATTTTCGTTATTAATCCATTGGAATTTATCTCCTTCGTGATGTTCGATATTCCATGGATCGCTTTGGGATAATATTGGCAATTCGTATCTGTGTACAAAGGTCAATCCAATGACATACAAAGTTTTTTCGTTATTGTAGCAATCGTCAAGTGTAGTTCTGAAAATTCGTTCATTACTACTACCTGCTCTTGCAAGACTTTTTACATTGGAAATATTAAACTTATCTGCTAACTCTTTGTGTCCATTACCGTCGGCATAGTTTTCCATATAACTACAACCATTTAATACAAGCCTATTAATTTCCGGAGTCTTTGACATACTGCTTTAGTTCTTTTTTAGTAACAAAATTACTTAGTACTTCTATATCTTCTTCTTTGTAAGTTGGATATATTGTAGCAAGTTCTTTTTTAATATCGTCTCTTGGATCCTTTGCTTTTTTCTTTCCTAACCATTTTCTCCGAAATTTACCTAAATTTGGACTACTTGCTGTAATCATTAACCACTGTAGTTTGGGATGTTTATATGTGTTAAAAAAGTTTTTGTTTGCATGATGATTAAAACTTGCTAGGTAATAATGTAACAAAATGGGATCATTAATATCTATACTTGCACCCCAACGCAAATATAACAATGCTTGACCTTTTACTTCTTTCTTTTGTTCGTCGTTTAAACGATCATAAAAGTCATAGTCTTTACGATCTATTGCTGGTAATACTTCATTGAATAAATCTAACTTACGTGGTGCTACCATGCTTGATTATAATCTACTACCTGTGAATTGCGTGAAACATCTTTTATAAAATATACAACATCTGGATTTTCTTTGTCATTAATCGGTACTGCTAAGTACTGTCCATTTTTAAGTTTTGGATTATACCATTGAACTTCGTTGTATACATCCATTACTTCAACTGGTAAAAAATCAGCACTGTATCCACTTAAACTGTTAAACGAAAATGCCTTGAAGTTTCTGTCGTTGATACTTGTTAACGGTATTGCTTCTAAGTCGCCCGTCTCTTCTTCGCCTATTAACAAATGCCAATCTATAGGCATCTTAATTGTATTATTTCCTATTTTTAATACCAGTGCTGGAGAAGTAAACGACTCTAAAAATATTAATGGAATAAAAAAGTAATCAGCATCTTTGGGATTGCTGTTGTCAAACACAGCAAACCTTATGTCATCAATTACTTCGGGAAGTTCATCAAGTTCGTAAGATTTATCTTCAAGTGTGTGTATTCTCATATGTTAGGCTTAATAAAAAAGTTACTTATATTTTATAAGACTTTAACCTAAATAAAAAGAGCAAAATAACCTAAATGTTATTTCCAGTCAAGTTTTTCTAGCGAAAATGGATAATTGGCATCACGATAAAACTTTTTACGTTTTGTTAAGTGACGTTTGGCAAACTTACAAGTTGATGTGATATCCCATATTTGTACAAAGTCTTTATCTTCTGCTTTACGTACACCACGTCCTATACTTTGTATTACACGTACAAAAGACTTGCCCGGTTCTATTAACATTAAATTAAATATACGTGGAATGTTAATACCAACTGCCGCAACACCATACGTTGCTACAATTATTTTATCATCTGAAGTTTTAACTTCGTCGTATTGTTCTTTCCTATCAGCACCTTTGGTAGCACCAGATACAAACACAGCAGTATCTCCCAAACGTTCAACTAAATCTTTACCAGCCTGTACTCTATCTACTAAAACTAATGTGTTGCCACTTTCGTTTGCTTTGAGTATTAACTGTGCCATTATATCTAAACGATCTGAATCAGTCAACAAATACTTTAGTTCCGATTGGTAGTTGCTGTGTTCTGCGTGATCAATCAGTTGTACTATGTTTACATGACAGTTTGCTAACACACCTTTGTCTTGTAATTCTTTAGCCGACACTCTGTTAATAACATCACCGATACTCACTTGTAATGATTTAAACTCATGATCATCTTTGGGTACTGTTCCAGTCAAACCCCAACGCAATGGAACTTTTGCCATTGGACCTGTAAGTAAAGTTTTTAATGCATCTGCTTTTGCTGAATGGACTTCGTCCACAATGACAGCAACAACGTCTTCTA